TGTTAGATGCTAAAAAGCGTGCTGCTCGTTCCCGAAGCTTTAAATGGCAAATAGAGAATAGCAATGGTGGACCAGCTGTTATTGATGATCTTGAGGATTATCAACCGCTAGAAATCAAATCTAATGTGGCACAGTTGCTGAATCAAGTTGATTGGACCAGTAAGCAAATTGCCAAAGTATATGGCATACCTGATAGCTATTTGAACGGTCAGGGTGACCAGCAATCAAGTTTAAAAATGATGGGCAGTCAATATGCTCAATCATTGAATCGCTATGTTAAGCCTATTGTTAGCGAATTGGATAGAAAATTAAATGCAACAATTACAGCTGATATTAGACCGGCAATTGATGCCACTGGGGATGCATATGCTGATACAATCGCAGGATTGACTAAGGACTATGCTCTTACTGGGAATCAAGCCACTCACGTTCTAAAACAAACTGGTTACTTACCAGCTGATTTACCTGAACCTGCTCAAAGGGAAGGAGGTGATGTAAGTGACGAAAATAGAAATAAAAGGACCTATCATTGATAATACTAATGGTGAATTTATGTCCTATTTCGGTGATGATAACTATGCTTATCCTTCCAAGGTTAAAAAAGAGTTATCCAATTCATCTGGGGATTTGATTGTCGAAATTAATAGTCCTGGAGGATATACAGCACCAGCGGCTGAAATTTACACTGATTTAAAATCCTATGATGGTAATGTTGAAGTCCATATTGTCGGAGAGGCAGATTCAGCTGCTTCGATAATTGCAATGGCTGGCGACAAAGTATTAATGTCACCAATGGCCATGATGATGATTCACAGAGCAATGAGTTCCGCTGATGGCAATACAGATGATTTGGCAAGTGGTAAACAAGCATTGGATGAATTAGATCAAAATATTGTTAATGCTTATGCGTTAAAGACGGGTAAAGATAAGCAGGATATTTATAATTTAATGACAAAAACGACATGGATGAATGCAAAGACAGCTGTTCGTGAAGGGTTTGCAGATGGAATTATGGAATTTAAGCAGAATCAAATTGCCGAGCCAATGCTAAATGCAGCAGTTACTACAATTCCTAATTTTGATGCACAAAAAATAATGCATGTTGAGAAACTACTTGCAAATGAAAATAAAGATAAAAAAGACGATTATGCCAAACTTGTTGATAACAAGCTTGACATTTTGTTTGGAGGAAAATAAATGACAAAAGATATCAATGCTCTTGCAATTGCTCGTGATCAAGCTGGTAGCAAGGTAGAAGAATTACAAGAAAAAAGAAATGAAATGGCTGTTAAGATGGTGGCCGACCCTGATGCTTATAGCGCAGAAGATGCCAACAATATTGCTCAGGAACTAGCTCACGCTAAAAAGATTAGAGATTTTGCTCAAAAAGCGTTAGATGATGAGCGAAATAATATGAATGCACCTTCTCCAGTTGGGACTAATAAAGTTGGAAAATCAGAAGAAGCAGTTTCTAAAAAGAAAGCAAAAGAAATTACTGATAAGTTTATTTCTGATTTCAAAAATATGGTTACTTCTCAAATTTTGCCTGAGGGCTCATCAACTACTGGCCCAAATGCGGGATTAACAATACCTGTTGATGTTCAAACTGCAATTAATAAATTAAAGAGATCTTTTAATTCCTTAGAAGGTATTGTAAAGGTTGAAAATGTTTCAGTGTCAAGCGGCTCGCGAGTGTACGAGAAGTTAAACGATGTAACCCCATTGGCAGATTTGGATGACGAACAAGCTGAAATTGGAGACAATGATGACCCAGAGTTGACAATTGTTAATTACGTAATTCATCGTTACGCTGGTATCTCTACAATCACCAATACTTTGCTTAAAGATTCAGCTGAAAACATCTTGGCATGGATTGAAGATTGGATTGCTAAAAAGGATGTTATCACTCGTAACAACCAAATTCTTAAAGTGTTAAATGAAGGTAAGTCTAACAAAGTACCTAAAAAGGTGTCAATTACTGATTTCGATGATATTAAAGACCTTGAGAATAATACTCTTGATCCGCTTATTGAAAATTCATCAAATTTTATTACTAACCAATCTGGATACAATATTTTATCAAAAGTCAAAGATGCTGACGGTAGATATTTAATCCAGCCAAATCCAACTAATCCTGATATAAAAATGATTGGTGGCCATACTGTCAATGTGATTGCCGATAAATTCCTACCTGATATTGACGGTGCACATCCGTTATACTTTGGCGATTATAAGATGGCAATTACCTTATTTGATTATCAAAGAATGACGTTGATGACTACCAAGGAGGGTGCTGGAGCTTTTGAACGCGATTTAACAAAAATTCGTGTAATTGATCGATTTGATGTTGAACTATTTGATGAGGGTGCTTACGCAATTGGTACATTTAAGACGGTTAAAGACCAACAATCTAATGTGATTGCTAATACACCATCTGGTAAGTAATTATGGCTACTTTTTTAAAAGTAGATGATGAATTTAAGCGTACATTGGGATTTTTACCTGAAGATGAATCGCTTGATGAGCAGTCTATTGCTAGGATGGAGAGCACTTTAACTGCTGCAGAATTATATGTGCAAAATGCGATTGGCAAAAGTGATGACTTTTATCAAAGTAATGATATTAAGCCGCTGTATAAATTGGCATGCTATGCAGTAGCAGTTAATCTCTTCAACCATCCAAGTTCAGCATCTTCAACACCTACGGCTTCAGCAATCATTGCTCAAATGCGTGGTGCTTTTGATTTGTATAAGGAGGAGCAGAAGAATGGTTCAGCTTCAAACAGCTGACAGGCTAAACCAAGTAATTAAATTTGGCACGATTGAAGATGGCGAAGATGTTAATGGTATGCCAACGAAGGTATTTTCCCAAATTGGAAAGTCTACATTATGTGGCCAGTGGAGTTTAACAACAAACCAGATGATTCAGATGGCAGGGTTAAATCAAACGCAAAACATGATTGTAGTAGTGCACCACCGTAACAACTGGTCAGGGATAACTGATGCAGAGTTGGGTGGTCAGCATTATAGAGTGTCAAACATTAATCAAGATTCGTATCAAAATCCGACTGCGTACGATTTAGTTACTTTAACGAAAGTAGGTGATGCTAATGGCTAATGATTTAGATAAGCAATTGGAAAACTGGTACCAAGCGGTTGAAAATAAAGTTAATTTAACTGCCACACAAAAAGGAAAAATCACTGGTGCCGGTGCAGCAGTATTTACGGAAGCATTAAAAGCTAATACACCAGTTAGCTCGGAACACTATAATGGTGGGCGCTCGGTTGGCCATAATAATGTGAGCCATGGGCAAAAGCCGCGTAAAACTAAGCACTTGAAAGATTCAATCACTTTCAAACCAGGATTTACTGCTGGAAAAGTTCATTCAGGCAACACGACAGTTGGTTTTGAAGATAAGTACCAGGCCATGATTGCACGTTTTGTTAACAATGGCACGGCAGGGATGAGTCCCAAAGAAGTTAAGAATATGCATTTTATTGAAAAATCGCAATTAGCAACCAAAGAAGCAGTGCTTAGAGCTGAAGCTGAAGCTTATAAAAAGGTAACTGGTTTATGACGATAGCAAAACAGGTGGTTGATGCTCTTAATTCGGCAGGTATAGATGGATTAGGCAAAGCCTATTCTTTCTTAATACCAGCCAGCTCACTAAATTCAGAAACTAAAGCACTAATTGCTGTTTCTGAAGTAATGCAAATGCCAACAGAGCATGGCAGTAACACATACAATCAAATAGATCAGCGGATACAGATTAAAATTTGTTATCCAAAAAGTGGCCAAATAAATGCAGACGATTTTGAAAATTCAATATCGTCTTTTTTTATGCGCGAGAACTGGCTAAGGCAGACAGATAGTGGTCACTACATAGATGAACAAGGTCGTATTGAAATCGACCTATTTTTTAAAAGGAGAAATTAAATGGAAATTACAGGTTTAAACGACATTATTGTTTGGGGCTATGACCAAAACGACAAGTTAAACGTAGATCCAGATCATGGTGGATTTACTTACGAAGGTGACAAGGGGAAAGTTTTTGACCCAGTTACGGGTGAACAAATTAAAGGATTATTCAAGATTGACCTAGAATCATCGTTGGGTGCAACTCAAGCAAATATTACAGGACTAGCACCAACAGTATCACGTGTGTATGGTTCTAATGCGGTAGCTGAAGTTAATGCTGGGGCAGAGCAACCTGCAATTGCATTAGCAGCTAACGATATTCCACATGAGATTTATGATTTGTTAACAGGTCTAACAAAAGACAAATTTGGAGGCTACGCACGTAAGGGACAAGCTAATCCAGTTAATGGTGGGGTAATTGCGCACTCTTATAACAAAAACAAGCATATTCATTTGTATTTTGGTTTTCCAAAAGGAACATTTGTGCCAGGAGAGTTGAACATTCAAACTGATACAGAAAATCCCAATGTCGTACATGATGCATTAACACTTAATGCTCAAGCTCGGCCATCTGATTTGCTTTTGTATGAGAAGTTCTATTCAGACGAGAGAGATTTCGATTACGTTAATATGCTGAAATATCTAACTGGTCAGACCACCGTTGATAATACAGCTGAAAATAAGCAGCCAACTGATAATGGTGGCTCTCCAGTAACACCAGGTAGTAATGCCAGCGAATAATTAACTATGTAGGGTGGGTAGTGGCGGCAAAAAATAATATCAAAGAACGGTATGATAGCCGTTCTTTTTCTTTCGAAAGGAAAAATTATGGCAGTAAAAGTAAATGGTAAAAACCTACATTTAACAACATTCGAAATTCCAACAACAGGTAAAAATATTAGAAAGTGTTTAATTGCTCAACGCGATTTTGCGAAGATTGACCAGGCAATGAATGATGTTGATCTAAATAATGATGAATCAATCGTTAAATCTCTAGAAGCGCAAATTAAGCTGATTGATACATACACAGGCTTTTTAAAACCAATGCTAGGTTTGTCAGAAGATCAGGCAAAGAAAATCGAAAATGCAGATTTTGAAGATGTAGTGAGCTTTACAAATGAAGTAATTGCGAAAGTTCTTGGATTCGATTCTGACAAAAGCGAAAAGTCAGAAGATAAGTGATGATGACCCGGTAAGAGCCTATGAGCAGATGATTGAAGATTTTGATTATACGGAACAGCAGATGATTATCTACGCTCACATGACTCCTGAAAGTTTCGAAAACACTGATTATCCAAGGTTGATTGAAATAATGAATGCAAAGCCACGGGACAAACGACCTAAGACACTGTGGGAATTTGCTGAAGAACTAGATAAATAGAAAGGAGGTAATTAAATGGCAGGAACAGTACCAGTTGGTGGGATGAATACTGAAATCACCTTAGATGGTAGTCAGCCAGTCCGAACGTTGAGAGAGCTGAGACAAGCAGTTACTAATGCAACTTCAGCATGGAAAGCTGAAAGTGCAGAGCTTAAAAATGTAGGTAAATCTTCAGAGATGGCAAAAGCTAAGTATGAAGGTTTAAAAATTACGATTGAAAAGCAAAAAGAGTACATTGCTGGTTTATCAAGAGAGCAAAAAAATCTTGCAGAGGCGCAAAAGAACGTTGATAGGACTACTAAGGAAGGCAAGCTTGAATTTGCAAAATATGGCGAGCAAATCGCTAAAAATGAAGGGCAAATTAAGCGTGCAGAAACTCAGTTAGCGTCCCTAACTGGTCAACAAAATAAAGCGAAAGAGTC